TGGTGGTGCTGGCGATCGTGGCTGCTGCACCGTAGATGCCGCTGATCATGTCCTGCGGGACGGTCGAATCCCACGCCTGCGTTTGGGTGATGCTGGTGTAGCACTCGTCGATGGCGTATTCGTTGGTGGCCTGTCCGTACGCGATGCCAAGCTGATTGACGACAATGGCCACGCTGTTCGGATCCGTCCAATCGATGTCCTGTTCGGACAAAGTGACGTAGTTCCCGAATGTCACCTTCTGCACATCGTTGTTGGCGATGGTCATGGTGGTGGCGTTCACGGCCGTGTTCTGTGATGCCTGCTCGGCTGCGACCGGATAGACCGTGATGACCGGGCGACGGAAAGTCGCACCGCCAGCCGGCAATGCTCGGGTGCCGATGGCCGAAACGAACGGCCTGACCGGATCCAGCTGCGAAAACACGCTTCCCACGATCGGCTCGGGCAGCACGCCCGGCGTGTCGGTGGTGATCACATCGGGCGCAGCGGCCTTGATCTTGGCGTTGAATTCAGCGAATTCCGATCCACCGGCAGCGAACTTGACGATGTATTCGGCTGCGCTCGGCATCGAAAACGCCTTGCGGGGTTCGGCCGGCAGGGCCGGCGTGGGGATGATGGCCGGGGCTGCGGCCTCGATGGGTTCGGTCATTTCGTTTTCACTTTCGGGTTGTGGGGTTGGTTCGGGTTGTTCGTCGTCGGGGGCCGATGCGGTCACCGATTCGATTCGGGCTGATTCAAAGGCCGGGATCGCCACCAATGACAGCTCATGCCAATCGGCTGCTTCGACCACCATGGTGCCGGCCTGATCAAATTTGAATTTGGTGGGCACGACACCAACGCTGACAGCATCGATGGCCCCCATTTTGAGCAGCTCGAGCGTGTCGGTTGCGTCACGGGTGTCGGCCAGCTTGGCGGTGAACATCATGCCATCGGAAGTGTTCACACGCTCGGTGACAAGACCCCTGATCTTTGATAGGTCGTGGCCTTCGATCAGTTTGGGGGCTCTGCCGCCTTCGGATAGCGCACCGGGCATGAACATGACGCGGGTGCCGCTCGAGTCAGTCGTGGTGACATTCCACGGGCACGCCAGCCCGGTGATTGACCGGGCCGGCTGGCCATCGGGGGCAGCGCAATCCAAGCTGAAATTGGCGGCTTCGAAACGGATCATGTCATCCCATTTTCTGCTGATGGCACCGCTGGTTCAACTAGGGGCGTATTGATCAGGTCGTTGTCCCCTAGGTAGTCATCCAAATCGAATTCAACATGGGATCCCCTAGGTAGCACATTGTCCATGCTTAGGGTTTCCTGTATGCAATCCAAATAGGGTTTTGCGCCGAACAGGTACAGGTCTTGGCGGGCCTGTTGGGCGTTTTGGTAGGTGTAGCCGGGCACCCCAATGCCAAGCAGGTAGGGCGGGATGTTGGCGACTCGGGCGAGCTCGAGGGATGCGAATTGGCGGGATTCAACCAGCTGCAATTTGCTTGGGTCGCTGCTGAATTCGTGCCATTCAACGAATTCGTTTAGGGCCCCGATGGCGTTGCGTTGCCGGGCGGCTGACCATGCGGCTGCGAGCTCTGAAAGCTCATCGGCTGACATCGGTTCACCGCCACGCTGCTGCAAATAGCCTGCGCTGATTTCATTCATGGCGAATCGGCGGGCTGAATCATCCAGCCGGGTAGCAATGTCGATGGCCCTCGAGCCCTGATAGATCAGGCCCATGATCGGGCTGATGAATTGCACGACATTGGCCGGGTCTAGCTCGATGCCATTGAATTCGATCACTTCGGATGGCTGAAAGAATTGGGGCCCAATTTGGCCGGGCGTTTCGATGTTGGCAATCGGCAGGTACCTAAATGCGCTCGGGTAGCCGGTGCTGTACCGGGCGGTCACATACCAAAAGCTGCGGCCGAAAAAGAACAGGTCGCTGAATGTTTGCGACATGATCAGGTTGCGGGTCACGCCCGGATCAGGGCGGGTAAACCATGATTCGCCCGGGGCGTAAACCTTGTCATACTCGAGCTCGTCGGGATTCCATGCCAGCGAGTATTTGCGTAGATCCAAACAGCCGACCATCGATGCGATTAGGTCGCGGGCCCGGCTGATTGTGGGGATCTGCAGGGCTCGCAGTTCGGCCGTGGCGGTCATGTAGGTGTAAACCTGATTGATCGCTGTTTGCGTGGCCCCTGATGCGGCACCCTTGATTTCGGGGGCTACAGCAAATGCGGCTTTGCGGTTTCCGAACAGACCCATTGCGCCTAGTTTCCCATAGTTGGCAGGTCGGGTGCTACTAGGTCAGCTTGACGCAAACGCTGGTTTGGTTTTGACGACCGGCCGGCTGGCTTCGGCGGCCGCCCACACCATGCACCGGGCAAGCTCGATCGGCCCCGGTGATTTCTGCGATGACAGCACCACCGCATTGTTGGTTTTGGCGAGCACCGCCCGGCCGACATGATCGGCCAGCGTGGTTTCCCCTGTATGCCATAGGCGGCCCTCGAGGATCGCTTGCCGTACCAGCCCGGTGTATTTGATCAGCTCGCCATAGCCGACCGTGTGGGTGCGCCTTCGCAACGGTAGTGGGGTGTGAAGCTCAAGGCCGGGGGTGATCGCCAGCTGTAGTTGCGGGTCGGTCATGAGCCGATCGATTTCGGCCCACATTTCGGTTTCGGATTCAGCCACAAACCCGACCGTGACCGTTACCCCATGTTCGGCGGGGCCGGCCAACACGCCCACATAGCGGGATTCATCGACGGAACTATCAACGGCCAGCACGGTCGGCCGGCAAGGTAGATCCGTTTGCCGGTTGGCGAACAGGTCGGGGGGCAGCCACGCTTCCGATGATGCGATCCACAGGTTCAGGTGAGCTCGCAGGAAGCTGGCCCGATCCATGGTCGATTGGGCGGCCTCGAGCGCATCAAGGGTGACCGTGTGCCCCAATGCCGGGTTGGCCCATCCCCACCAGCGTCGATCATCCGGGTTGATCCCGGGCGGCGGTGACCATTCGGCGTAATACAGCCGGCCGGCCTGCTGCTTGTCGATCGCTTGCATGGCCTGTTCCCTGAACCTAAGCAGGCAGACGCTCGATTGATCACCGGCCGTAGACCACATCGAGCACAACGGGTTTTTCCGGGCGATCTGCGACGGTAACAGGGCATCAAAAATCACGGTCGGCTGGATGTCCCACAGTTCGTCCACCAAAATCAGGTCGTAGGTGCCGCCATGGTGATTATCTTTGGCGGCCGCCATCCTGAACACGGATCGATCGGGCATTGTGACCTGCTGTGATCCGTTGCCCCACCTGACCTGCGCCCCAAACTTGGTTTCGAGCAGCTCGGCCAAAGCCCTGAACATCGGCATGGTGCGATCAAGTTTGTTGCTGACCAGCAAAACCGATTGGGGTTCGCCTCGAGTAGCAGCAAGCTCGGTCAGCCACCAGCCAGCCAAAGCACGCAACGCAAACGACTTGCCCTGTTGCCGGCCGGTTGATGCCACCGCCAGCCGATGCTGAAAGTTCCCGGCATCATCCGTTGCCAGCTGACCGGCCAAAACCCTGACCTGCCACGGCATCAGCTCAATGCCAGCGACCCGGGCGGCCCACGCACTTAGGGCAGGGCCAAGGCTCGAGGATCCAACGATGGGTGTTTCCAGCCTCGGCTCGACACGGCCGAAACCTGACAGATCAGGCCCAAATCGGTCTGATTCGTCGTCCTGCGGCTGCCCTAGGGGGATATATGTGCGGGGGCTCGGGGTGCGACCATCGGCCACACAAGAAACTTGGACACCCTCGAGGGCTTGGTTTCGTGCTGCGATGCGCCGGGTGACTTTGGCGTTGCGGTGGCGTGCGCCTCGGCTGGCGTTGCATGGGCCGCATGATGGGACAAGGTTGTGTGCTTCATTGGTGCCGCCGTTGTCGAGCTCGAGTAGGTGGTCTGCTTGTGTGGCTTTGGCTGTGCCGCACCAATGGCAGGTGGGGTTGTCGCGTAGTAGGGCTGCCCGGTTGCGTTGGTATTGCGGGTCTTTGTATGGGTCAGCCATGGGTTTCTATTCGCTCAAGTTCTATTGACTATTAGGTTTGTAAGTCTTTGCTTGGATAGTTCTTTCTAAGTGGTCAGGTTTTCCGATGTCGGGTTTCCTGACTTCGGCTGTGGATAAGTCAGCCACTTATCCTCAACCTTTTCCACAGGGGTGTCATAGACGACGGTGGTGGTTTGCCATTGGCCGTTGGGGCGTTGCATTTTGACCCTGCGTATGAAGCCGGCCTGCTCGAGCTCGGTCATCCCGCTGCGTACCGCATGGATTCCATCGGGGGCCATGGCGGCCAGCCGGGCTGTTGATGTTCGCCAATGGTCGGGTTGGGATAGCAGGTAGATCAGCAGGCCTCGGGCTTTCCATGACAGCTGCGTGTTCCTGATCACTCGGTTGCTGACAATCGTAAAGTTTTCTTTGGGTCGAGGCGATCGGAAAATCAAAACATTTTCCCTTCGTTAAGTGCTAAGGCCATTCCACCTGAGCCCGGGAACAAATCATCGAGGGTGTCTGTTTCATGGTCAAAGCACAGCAGATCTAAAATCCATCGATTGAAATAATGAGGTTTTGCGCCGGGCGTGCCCTTTGTGCGATTGTTTGGGCCTGAAATCCAATCCCTGACCATCAATCGCTTGGGCATTTTTTTTCGTGTTCTAAACACAACAGGTTCCCATGCGAATTGCGTGCTTGTAGGCCTTATTTGATGGTAAGTCTTGCACCATGACGCAATCCGTATGTCGTCGGGGCAAGCTGGCAAAACCCATGCCAAATCCTTCGGATTACATGACAAAGCCCATCCGTCGGGATAATTCACCTGTAGATCTGCAATCAATTTCAAATGACTATTTTTGTGATCCCAAATTTCTGCTTCATCGTGCAGCAGGCCATACATTTTTTTGCCCATTCCTAAATAGGGCGGGTCAGCGTAGGCAAATTTCACAGGTCGCCCGGGCTTTCGTAATGCTCGATCACCGCTTGGGCCTTGACGAGCCGGGCACGCAGCCGGGCGTTTTCAATTTCCAAATCGTTGATGCGTGCTTTCAGTTCATGGATTTGGTGGGTGGCCAATTCCATTGTTCGGGCCGCTTCGTTGATTTGGGCCATCAGGGCGTGGATGTCGGGGCTCATTTGTTGCCTTCTTTCAGTATTGCTTTGATTTCGGGTAGGTCTGCGGGTCGCCATACATAGGCTTCGGCCCCTGCTGATTTCAGGG